CCTAAATGGATTTGAAGAAGTTTATTTTACCGTCTAACTTACGTAAAGGTCGGATTCAGTGTGTGCCCACTGGACAGTAGAACGCTGTTGCCGTTTAAACAAATGTTCACGTTGATAGAAATCGTAAACTATCCTGGTGTAGGCTACCGGTTAACTAAAGCTAGGTCGAGAACCGAGGTCGTTCATGATACAACGTATTCGCAGAAGGAGGTATGTAAATGAGACGTACAATAGAATCACGTATCATCGCTGCCCTAGATTCGGGTCAACAAACACGTCTTCATCGGAATCAAAGCATGCTTGCCAGAGACGAGAAAGGACGAGTTCAAGACCCCGATGCGATTCAACTCCTCATGCATTACGCTCTGGAGCCTGACAAAATTCAAAGCGAAATGAATTATCTTGATGGGTTGAAGAATGATGCAGGTGAAAGCTTTGCACGTTCAAAAGGCAAATTTAGCGACATTGAAGAGCAAGTGGCATCTTTCGAGGCACAAGAAAAGCCATCTTTTCAGTGGAACCAGCATTATCAAGCAGCACTGCGAAAAGTGATGGAGCGATACGCCCCAGCACATCTAAGGATGATTGAATATTCTAGCGATAAGGATATTTATGAAGCCGTCACTGATTGGAGTACTTCCGCAGGATGGTCCGGAATTTTGAACGAAGGCCGGAACAAGAAGAAGCACTATTTACGTGACATTTACCCGACTCTACTCGAAAAGGAGGCTGAGGCAAAAGCGAACGGGTCTTTTCAAACCCCAATAGTTTGCTGGTTTAGGACGCAAGGCTCGGGTGCCTATGATGAATTGGGTAATCACACTAATACATGGAAATCCAAGAAGAGGTTAGTCTTTATTGATGACCTATATTCCGTGGCTTCAGGTAGGAGATTCATCGCTCCGCTAACTGAATTCATGAAGAACTACGAGTTTACAGCCGTAGGGAAGGACGACTATTGGATTAGTAGCTGGGTAAACGCGTACAGATTGAAAGGGTGGAATTTCATTTCACTCGATTACTCAAAGTACGACTCCACGATTCCCAGTTGGTTGATTCACGATGCTTTTCGTGTCATCAGAAGTGCGTTCTATCAGTTCGATGAAGAATTGCTCAGCGTACTCGAAAGTGATTTCATTCATAAGAATGTTTTCACCGGAGATGGGTTACATCATTTTGACCACGGTAATGTCAGTGGTTCGGCGTTCACAACAGTGGTTAACTGCATTTGTAACGAAATCATAACGGAGACATGGTTGAGTTATTTAGGCTGGACTGCAAAGTACAACATTATGGGTGATGACAATCTAATCTATATTTCTCGAAATGTGGATGAGCGTTTGGTTGCATCAATTGGCTCCTATATTGTACATAACTTTGGAGTTAAAGTTAATCCAGATAAGTCGAGCTTCGGTACCGCTAAGGATTACCCAGAGTACCTATCTAGAATCTGGAAGCCTTCAGGTGCATGGCGCTGCACTGGTGAGGTAATTGCCCATTTGTGGTTTCCGGAGAAGAAGAGAAAGTACGAGCAAGACCTGTTGACTCCTGCTCTGGTCCTTTATTCTTACATTTTGAGTGTTCCTAGCTCAATGCGTGAGATAATGGATGTAGCTAAATTCGAACGGGACTATCGCCTGTCCTTTTCCGAAATAGAGTGGACAAAGGAAATGAGAGAAGCGGTTCCATACAATGTCAGGTTGGCTGTGGAATCGGGGCGCTCTTTTGTAGCGTCCAAGCGCGAATACTGGGAGACGAATCGTGAGGCGTTATTAGCTTAAGCCATTGGGCGTAATGTCGAGATAGTGTAGTTTCTACAGGTTCTGATACTAGACTGGCC